TGTAGCATTCGCACTTGCTACTACTTAAATAGTACAGTAACTTTATAATATATTGGTCCTGCCTTCGGGTGGGGCCTCTATTTGATTTTAACAATTTTGGAGACTTATCATGTTAGACCGTAACTCAATTTTTAAAGCTGTAGATCTAGACATTAAAACCGTAGCCGTTCCTGAGTGGGGCGGAGATCTCTGTGTTCGTGGATTAACTGCGCGAGAGCGTGACCACTTTGAAGCATCTATCGGAGCTTCTGCTAACCTCGATAACCTACGTGCACGTCTAGTCGTCCTATCAGTATGTGATGACCAAGGTGAGCGTGTATTCAAGGATAGCGATGCTATAGAACTGGGTAAGAAGAACGCTCAGGTAGTCAACCGCTTGTTTGACATAGCGCGATCCATGTCTGGAATGTCAGACGAAGACGTGAGCGAACTTGAGGGAAACTAAAACGAGACCCAGCTAGGCGGTTTAAGTTCCGTTTAGCTGGCCACCTTGGTATGACCGTCCGGCAGTTAGAGAACAGCCTATCCTCTCAGGAGCTATCCGAGTGGATGGCTTACTACTCTATCGAGCCGTTCGGACCTGCTAGGGAGGACTACAGGGCTGGTCTCATTGCCGCAACTACGGCCAACTGTGCCGGAAGTAAGAAAGTCCTACAACCTACCGACTTCATTAGTATATATCAACAACCGAAGTCTATGTCCTTTATGGATCGTAAGAAAGTACAAGGCCAGCAAATGGCTCTATTTAAAACATTATCGGAGAAACCGAATGTCTAAGTTTACAACCATAAAGGTCACTGGTCTTAAAGACCTAGAGAATGCCCTTAAGGAACTAGACCATGACCTCCACAAGAAAAGCCTGAGAGCCGCTGGTAAGTCCGCAATGGAACCAGTAGCTCAAAGGGTTAGGAACTACGTTCCTTTAGATACAGGCGGTCTTAGGGCCACAATACGAACCACAGTGGCTACAACACCTAGACGACTAAAAAAGTATGGACGAAGGGCCGGAATGGTCGCGTCTGTATCCGCAGGTCGTGGTAGTAGAAAGCACGGAGTTACGGGCCACCAAGCTCTTAACATTGAATATGGCAACGCTAGAACACAGGCACGACCGTTTATGCGGCCAGCCATTCAAGGTAAGGAGCGGTCTACAATTCTAAGATTCAGAGTGAGCCTTCGGCAAAGTATAGCGAAGACTGTGAAAACACAATACCGGAGAGACCTCCGTAAATTTAACAAATAACAAGGGATTAATTATGGCTACTATCAGTAAGCTCTCTGTAGATCTCGTAGCTAACACCGCCAAGTTTCGTAAGGATCTTGAGAGGGCCTCTAAGTCTGCCGATAAGTCATTCTCTAAGATGACTAAGGGAGCCAAAGCCGCGACTGCCGCATTCGTGGCTATAGGTGCCGCAGGCCTTAAAGCCACTATGGGAATCGCCAAGGTAACGGCTGACTTTAACGAGGCCTTACAAGATGTTGCCGCCAAGACCGGCGCGACTTCCACACAAATAGACAAGCTCAGCCTGTCTATGCGTAAAGCGGCTAAAGCTACTAAATTTACAGCAACACAGACCGCAGAGGCGGGAACCTTTTTAGCACAAGCCGGACTTAATGTAAGGGAGATAACCGACGCTCTACGTCCTACCTTAGACCTAGCCGCCGCAACAAAAACAAGTGTACAGAACACAGCCGACTTTATGACTAACATTATGAAGGGCATGGGCATGGCTTCTACGGATCTTACGAGAGCCGCTGACGTACTAGCTACAACCACGGCCAAGAGTAACACGAACCTAACAGACCTAGCAGTCGCTATGTCCTACGCCGCTCCCTCAGCCCGTGCTATGGGCATGGAGATCGAAGAGACCTCCGCATTACTAGGTGCTATGGCAAACGCAGGTATTAAGGGGTCTATGGCAGGTACAGCTTTACGACGTACATTCTCTGCACTAGCCAAGGGAAGCTCCAACCTAGATAAGTCATTATTAGACACAGACGTTAGCCTAACGCTACAGCAGAAGACACTTAAGAAGCTGGGCGTAGAGGCCCGTGGTGCAGACGGTAAGGTACGTAAACTTACATCTATCTTAATGGACCTAAAAGCGGCTGGAGGTGATGAAGAAGACATGCTCAAGATCTTCGGAGACCGCGCTGGTTCCGCTCTAATGCAGTTTATGAATGAAGGGCTAGAAGGATCTGAGAAGCTACGTAAGTCTCTAGAAGCCTCTGAGAGAGCCGCTACGTCTATGTCAGCTGTACAGATGAACACCCTAAATGGTGACCTACAGAAGTTGAACTCTCAGTTTAAAGATCTAATGATCGAACTAGGTAAGGGTGGTCTCAATAAGATGTTCCGTAATATGATACAGGGTACTACTAGGTTCTTAAAGTCTCTAGAAGGTGTGACTAGAACACTAGCCAAACACATGGATTCCGTAGTCGTAGGACTGTCTACAATGGTGGCGGTACCTATCGTGGCCTTTGCCGCTAAAGCAGTAATAGGGCTTAAAGCTATAGGTCTCGCTATGCTTCGTATACCTATAGTTGGGATTACAGTTCTTTTAGTAGGTCTAGCAGTGGCCTTTCATAAGAACTTTGACAAGATATCATTCTACGCACAGCGGTTCACGGCTAATATGGGCATACGTTTCGGCAACATGACGGGCCACATATCTACCAGCTTTACTAATATGGGTATAGGCGTAATGGTTGCAGTTAAGAAAATGCAACTGGCATTCACTAAGTTTAAAGTGAAGATACTTGAGATATTTAACGACCTCTTAAGTAAGCTAAACCCTTCAGTTAACAAGCTGATTGAGATGTACAATGCTATTCCATTCCTAGATGACGCTAAGCCTGTAACGCTGTCTTTAGATACCCTTAAGATAGCCAGCGACATAAAGTCTCTAGAAGATGACATTAAGTCCCTAGAGGCCGCTAAGGAGCAGTTCACAAGTAAAGCACTGTTCACTGATTCATTCCTAAGTAAAAGCGACCACCTCGCTATGGGCCTACAGGCTATCAACGAGCAGTTCAGGTCCGGTGCTATAACTGCTGAGCAGTTCACAGCAGGGGCTAACATACTTACGAACGCGCTAAATGGTGAGGGTAACGAGAGTGTCGACTTTGATGCCTCATTACAGGCTACTGCTGAGGCAGATCAGCAAGCTCTTATTGACGCTAATAAGGAAGAACAACAGAAGTCACACCTAGAGAGAATGCTAGGCATGAAGAACGACTTTTATAACAGCACATTAGGCTTAGCGGAAGGTAGTTTTGCGGACCTACTAAGTGCAGGGGCGAAAGGTAATAAGACCCTGTTTGCTCTAGATAAGGCTATGTCTATCAAGTCTATCATAATGGCGACACAGGTTGCTCTGGCTAAAGCTAACAAGCTCGGCTTTCCTGCTAATATACCGGCTATGGCGCAGGCCGCTATATCTGGGGCTGTTCAGTTACAAACTGTTCGCGGTCAATTTCACCAAGGTATTGACTCTGTGCCTGACTCAGGTAACTACACACTGCTCAAAGGTGAGCGTGTTATGGACCAACGTCTTAACAGGGACATGACTGACTTTCTAGCGAATCAAAATCAAGGTGGAAACACCACAACCAACAATCCAACATTGAACTTTAACGTATCAGGCGGAGAAAACGCTGAAGCAGTAGAGCAAATGTTGATGACACACAGAGGGAAGTTCGAGTCACTCATGCGCGATTTATATAACGAGTCCGCAATGAACTCACCCTTTTAAACCTTAAAACATAATTCGCCCCTTGGGCCTAACAGCCCTCGGAGGCGAAGCTATGTCTATTACAAAACCGGACGGGTACGTCTACAGAATAACAAACAATATAAACGGCAAGACCTACATAGGATCTCATGCAGGACACAACCCTAAGTACATGGGGTCCGGTGTTGCCTTAAATAGGGCGTACACTAAGTATGGCTCAGAGAATTTTACAAAAGAAATAGTACTGCATTGTGCTAATTATCAGGAGATAGAGCAACAGATTCTAATGACACTAAATGCCGCCAATGACAGAACAATGTACAACCTGACCAACACAGGGACAGGGTTCCTGAAAGGGCATGTAATGTCAGCATCTACTCGCGAAAAGATACGCAAAGCCAATATAGGTAAGAAGCGAACTCGCGAACAATGTGCGGCCATATCTGTAAGACAGGTTGGGGCTATGAACCCCAACTATGGCAAGGCGCAGTCAGCGGATACTAACGCTAAACGATCTAAGGCATTAAGGGGTCGGATAATAACCTCAGACCATGCAAGTAAGATTGGCAATGCCCTTAGAGGTGTTCCTAAGTCCGAAGAACACAAGGCGGCACTGAGCAAACCCCATTCTAAGCGGACATGTCCCCACTGCGGTCTGGTTGGTGGCGGCGGAAACATGACGCAACACCACTTCGACAACTGCAAACACAAACTAAATTAATTTACAGGAGGCTTAAAATGCCCTCACCACTCCTACCTATCAGCCCAGCACCGATAAGCTACAATATCCGATCCAAAGTAAATACTTTGCGCTCGGAGTCTCTATCAGGCAAGGTCCTTACCCGTAGTATCGGCGGTCAGAGATTCGAGGCTACCCTCGTATTCCCGCCAATGAATCGCGGAGCCTTTAACGAGATCCACGCCTTCCTTATGGAGAGGACTCCTAATGACATATTCTACATACAGATTCCGGCATTCGGAGACACTCACGGAGTAGCTGGGGAATATATCAATTACAGCAACCACTCCAAAATGTACATGGTGTCATCGGACGGCGTTAACACCTATCCGGACCAGTTAGTAGCTGGAGGTACTGCTGTAAGTAATGAGACCTATATGCGCGTGTCGCTGAGGAACAACGTACAGGTCATTGAGTACGGACAGGACGGCACAGTCCGTCTGGAGATCGACGTAGAGGAGCGACTATAATGCAGACCCTAGACTCTCAAACATTAGCGGCTCTGGGTTCTGACAACTTCGAGTATGCGTATCTCTGCAAACTACCAGCTAATCTCTATTACACAAATCACGCAACAGACCTAACGGTAGATAGCACAACATATATCTCTAACGGTTTGGTGTCGGAGTTCTCTGGGGTCTCACAGTCCCAAGCGATCAACCTATCAAGCTACACGCTGAAACTGAGCAACGTATCGAATGATATAGCAGTAGGTTACACACAGACTAACTACCGAGGTCATGAGGCTATTA